CTTTTTACATCTGCGTAACCTTCTGCGATTACTACTACTGAACCCGATGGGATTGATAAACCGCTTGTTAGGTTTACATTACTATTGATTTGAATTGCTTTCATATATTTACAAAATTATGCTATTTTTAATGTCCCCGCATCGTTCCAAAGTTGACCGCTCACCAAACCCGCTGAACTTGTTGGCAAACCTCCAAAAATGATTTTCCCCGCAGTTGTTTGAATCGCTCTAAAATCAGCCGCAGCCGTTAAGGTTGGGTTTATATACAAACCTCTTGTGATCCCGTTTGCACCACCAGTTTGGTTGATTGTTGGTTGTGCGTTAAAAACTGTAAAAGCAGTGCTGCCCGATGTTGGGTTATAACCTCCACTATAAAGATAAACTGTTGCATCGCTTGTAAGCCCGAATCTTGGAAAAGTTGTTCCCGAAGCAAATGAAGTTGTATTAAGGAAAGAAGTTGATATATTTGTTAGGAATGCTCTTCCAGCAGAAATTGAAGCATTTGGTACACTTATAGAGCCAATTGATAAATCTAAATTTCCATCATCTCTAATTCTTAACAATTCCTGCCCCGCACTATTCTGCACCAAAAGCGATGTCGTGGCGTTGGTTGAGCCACTGCCTTTGATGCCCACCTTTGCACCTAATCCCGTTGTTCCATTTCCAATGGTAACATTCCCCGATAAAACTTGTAAAACTGTGGTAGTGGCTTCGTTTAAGTGTACCCCGATACCACCAATGGCTGTAATACGACCAAAACCACCTTCCGCACTCATTGTTAAATGCGAATTTGTATCATCAGTTCGTGATGCTCTAATTACGCCTTTTGCATTTATTGTGTCTAATGGCACATTCGTTCCAACTCCCAACCTTTTATTGGTATCATCCCAAAACAAGTTAGACGCATCACTTGCGAACGCACTCCCATTGCTGAACTGAATAGCACCCGCAACACCGCTTGGTGATGTTACTACGGGGATATTCCCTGAACCTAACAAACTTGCACCATTGATGGTTTTGATGTTTGTGCCACTCACCAAAACGGGTTGTAATGCCGTTCCTCCTTGTGTTAGGTTGTTTGTGAAGTTTACACCCGTTGTGGATACTTCCATTGGTAGGTTGTTACCATTACCATCAGAAAGTACCTTTGGTGTTCCACTTATGGCGGTGTTATCGCCCGTTTTTATTAGTCCTGGGTATGTTCCCGCAGGGGTTAAGCCGTTTAATGATATTCCCATGATTATATATTATTCCAAGTATCGTTAATTGAATTCCATTGTGTGTTAATTTGTTGCCATTCCAAGGTTGCAAAGGTCGGGTTTCGTGTTATTTGCCCAATGCCTTGCGCCCACAAAGTGCCATCACAACACTTTTTGGAATATGTATTTTTGTCCTTGCATAAACAACTCCGCGTTCCGCCACCTTGCGGTGATGACCTTGATGGGGTTTTCCACCCATTCTGTGTGTTGTTCGGATTGTTTGGGTTGTTCCAATTGCTCATTTTCTTATCAATGCAAAAAGTAAAAGTAAAAATAACACCGATCCAATCGCCACACCAATTTTTTGGGGGACACTTATTCTTTCTTTATACTGAATCTGTGGTGGTAATTGAATGGTCTTGGTGTAACGGATGGTGTCTGCCTTCACAATTGTTTGAACTCTTATCACATCGTGATTTCTGTAAACAATCGTTTTAACGCCATCTTTTTCAATTGTGAGGGTATCAATCGTTTTTGTTGTAAAAGTGTCTGTAATGGTCACAGAATCACGCACAAACACGGTATCAATGCCATACACGCTTATTTGTGCCATGGCGGGGTTCTTTTTGATGGCTTGTTCCAAATGCCACTGCGCAGAACACCCCGTCAACAAGATGATAAGTGTTAATAATTTACCACCTTTGACAAACAAATCGCACTTCACCTTATTGATGGTTTTCAACTGCGTCATGTAGTTGGTCAATTTCTTGACCTTTTCATCCTTTGGTTTGTATGTCTTTTTTACAGATTCCATGAAACATAGTTAGACGGATTTGTATTTGGGTATTCCCCCGCTTGTTGGTCCTCGGTGTACTGTGAAAATAATTGTGGGTAGTAACTCAAATAATCCACAACCCTACGGCGATAAGTTTCAGCGATATTTCTTTGGCGTTGAACCAATGTATCAATTTCGGTTTTGTCTGGCAATGTTGTGTTTTCGGGTGAATTCCTCAAAATACCCGCATTGCTTACCTCGTAGCCATGAAACAACAACAAATCGGCCATGGCGTAATGAATCAACATCGGTTGAACATAGTGCGAAACCAAAGTTTGATAGTTGCCCGTCAATGTCCCGTTTTCCACCTGGGTTAAAATGTACCGATACAACTTCGTTCCCAAAAGTTCTTGAACTTGTATGTCTTGACTGATTTTAACAAAGGGATAGATTTTGTCCACATCCACATTACCACCCAATTGGGTGTATTTGAAGATTAGTTCTTTGTCAACCAGTAATATGTCATCGTTTGCGTACATCTTATTTATTCTTTAATGATCCTTTGTTTGGCATATCAATGGGGCGTGTCTTGGCGGTATTCCACCCACTTGGTGAGAATGGTACACCCGCATTGTCTGCGCTTTTGTTTGATACTTCGTTGTAATTATCTAAATCCCTACTTTCCCCAACCTCATTTGGTTGCTTTGGTAAAAACTTTCCTTTGACTTGTTTGCGCCTAAATGTCAATCGTTCCCATCTGTGGTGGCAATTTACACCGCCTTTGTACTTCCAAATTGAATAGGAACTTTGACCACTTGGGGCGAATTGTCCGTTCACACCCGCATCACCCATTTGGATGATATCTTCCCTACGGAATATCACTCCGCTTTTGGCTTCTTGAACCATTGCAGAGCAAAACTCCCTTGATTTGTTGGAAATGAAATCAGGACCATAACGGTATCGGATTTTGTAAACCCCTTTATCGTCATCACTTTTTTTATTGGGGTTGTCATACGCCAAATTAAATCTTAGTTCTTCATCCGCGTCTGTAACTTCTTGAACATCAATAAGTTCCCATTCATCGGTGTTAATTATTTCCCCCTTGTCTTTCAAATGTTCTATCCAAGATTTTTCGTCTTGGATGGTCATGTCCGCTAAATCAATCTTTTTTTTTTGACTTGCCAACGATACACCCGTTTCTTCCTCGCGGGTTTCATCATCAATGACATTGCCACTTAAATCGGTGAATTCCAAAGGTTGTAAGGTCTTGAAATAAAGATTCAAATTAAACCCGTTAAAGTTTAACACCTTGGTGACTGCATCAATTATCAATCGTTGGAAAGGTCGTACCACAACATTATCAAACAAGATAGACGCTGACTTCAATTCGTCTGCGTTGCTACCAAAACCAGTGTTGTCCTTAATACCCAAAAGCAATGGCGAAACGATACGATGCGCCACCATGATTTTCTGCATGGATTCTTGGGAAAGGAACTGATATTGATTGTGGGCATCACTCAATTGCACGGGTGTAATATCCGCACTTGAATCCTTGCCATCGTTCCAACTAATAATAAACCTTCCCGCGTTTGACGATCCGCCAAACTTTTGTTTTATTTGGGCTTCCACAGTGTCTTTAACCTCTGCGGGTGGTTGCCCGTTGTTGAAGTTAATCAACATACTTGGCGCAAGGCCATTCATGATGTTGTTAATATGGAAATTGGAAATCTCCGCTTCCAAGTTGGCATATTGCGTACCGCCTTGGTAATCCACGGGTGCGAAGTAAAACGAACCCGTTGAATATGGTCATAACCGAACGCCCTAAATTCAATTGGCGTATGGTTACGCTTCATGTTTGCCCAATCGGGACAATAGTAATACTTTTCAATTTCACCCTTTTCGTTGCACTTGGCGGGGCGAAGGGTTTGTTGTGGAAAGTGCTTGGCTTGGACATACTTTTTGCGGTCCTTTGACTTTACAAGTTGGAATGACGCTTGCCCCAACATTTTCAAATCCATTGCAACGGCACGAAGGTCATCCGCACTAAACAACTTTTTGAATTCAATGTAACCTGGCAAATCCCTTGATGCCCTTGTAACCTCCAACCCCTTACCAAAGATTTGGTCAACAGTGCCTTTGATACACGCATTGTTGGTGGGTGACGAATGGTATAAGTCAATCAGATATTGGTAGTAATTATTATCATCCCCATACTGAACCCAATCTTTGTTCTTTTGCTCAATGATGGATGGTGCGGTGTATGATTGTAATTGTATAAATTCTAAACTCATAGTGTTTTCCAATTAGGTGTACCAGGCGCAGTTGTCGTGAACTGCTTCCAAGTGTTGTAAATGTTTGTTGTTCCCGTAATCCAATATCCCAAAACCTCCCAAATCAACACATTCCCATTGTACACACGAAACAATAATTCATCCGTGTTCTTTGCCACTGCGTTAATTGGCGTTAAAGCGGGTAAATTCATTGTGATGAAGGAATATGACTTCACACACGCAGTCGTGGTGGAAACCATCGTTTTTGTGGGTTTATGCCATACCTCAATGGTTGCCGTTGACACACCTTCAAAATCCACGAACGATGTGAATGTAACTGATGTGGATGTGTTATTGATGTGCATATACTATAAAACGCAATTCTAACTTTTTGTTACAAAAGAAAACCCCCACCGATTTGGTGAGGGTCGTCAAACTATAAAACTGAAATCAAATTAAGCCGCAGTGACAATGTTAATTACACTTCCCAATTCAGCATAATTGTCGGCATCTACTGCCATCGGAGGGTTTGGTTCGCTTGACATGAAAGTCAAAGTATTCAAACGAGCATCACCCATTTGCACACCCCATGAAGATGTTCCGCCATTGGCATCACAACCCAAAGTTGCACCAATCAACCAAAATTGGTCGTTTCTATCCCACACGATGATTTGCCATCTACCTTGTGTCAAAACCTTCAATTGATCCATATCAGAATCGCCCGTTACGGGGGTTTTTCCGCTTGGTTTGAATGACAAAGTAAAGGTGGTTTCGTATGCAGATGTTCCGTTATCGCGTGATGCGATAACCGCAGTTTCAATGGTAGACAAACCTTTCAACTCCCAAAAGTAACCCGACAATTTTACGGGTGGAGTTGCACCATTATTCAATTGAGTTACTAAACCGCTTCCATCAGTTGTGATTGCGTTTGCAAATTCAAAGGGTACGAAGAACGCACCTTTGATACCGCCCACAAACTGCTTACATGGTTCGTATCTTCCTAATAAAGTTCCACAAGTTGGCATATTTTTCTATTTTGTTGGTTAAAAAAAAGGGGCGGGTGTTTACGCCCACCCCGTGTTTATATTGTTCCTATATTATTAGGTTACATTAATTACAACTTGTTGAGTTGGGTTGGTAGCGATGATACCACCAGTGAAACGCATGATTACACGCACATTCTGTGAACCATCGATATCGCTCATGTCGATAACTTTAACTTCGTTGTAATCGCTCAACAAACCAGTTCCAAAGTGCAAATCTGACTTCATACCCAATACACAGTCAAAGTCGTTAAGACCAGGACACATGGTTACGG